GGTACGATATGTACCTCTACTGACTTCCTCCATGAAGGACTCTTCGACCTGTTGTAGAGACTTCTCAATCTCTGTGACTAGCTCAGGCGGTGCGCCTTCTTGCTGTAGTCCATATTCGTCCACTGCGAGACGGAAAAAAGGGGCGTTGGGAGGTAGAAGTGCCAACAGTAATTTTGAAGCGAGGTTGTTTACTCCTCTTGCCCCAACGCCCTGAAAAGGTGTGTCCAATCGGCTATGTGCTCCAAAGCCTTCGTCTGTGCAGACGTATGGAAGTGTTAGTTTTGCTGAGGAGCGAGCGCGGTCTAGGTATTGATGTCGCTTCCCCTCAAGGGAGGTGTATAAGCCTTCAGCAGTTTTAGTTGTCATAAATTATTCGGTATCGTCTTCTGGTTCTGGGAACACTACGGACTCTACGGTTGTAGGTTGTTCAAGTTCATCGAGGTCATACTCAGAAACATCTAAAGCCCACATACCATCAGCCGTAGGGACTGGCTTAGTCACCCAGCGTGTGGTTCCTCCAGTAGTCCAGTATGGAAAGTTGCGCTCTTTACCTTCTTCGTCGGCTCGCTCAATGGCGGCTTCTTCGCTTGCGTAAATTAGATACATTAGTAGATGTCGTATTGATTGTTAATGTTAGCTTCGATGGCTAGACGGTTGGCTAGTTGATTTGTTTTCCAAATAACAACTTCCTTTATTTCTCCATTGAAGAAATTAGAGTTAGTGGTTAGAACTCTGTTACCACCAAGCGTGTTATATTTGGTAGTAAATATAGGCTGTGCGTCTGATGTTATATCATTTGAGCCTTGTGAAACCTCTTCAATATTAACGCCATTACGGGCTGTTTTAATTTGGTCACTACTTCCATCACCTGTGTGTATTACCGAGCCTAAGAGAAAACCAGAGCCGTCTGCGGAATGATTAACAAGATGAAGGGTTTGGGTAATGAACACTCTTGTAACAGTGCTTTCAAAGCTTATCCCTCTACCACTATTCGTTGCGCCAAGGGTGGAGTCATTAGCAGTAACTCTGGTCTGAACAGAAAACAAACTCAACGCTTGGTTGTGTACGTCTAACATTGTTTCTGCTGTACTACCGCTTGTAAGAAAATCATCTACCCCATCATACTTCACAGAGTCAAGGAAGGTTCCTGCCTCAACAATCTTAGGTTGCTTGGTGGACTCCGCTTGAAGCATATGGAAGTTCTCACCTGACTGGTCATACCATTTGGATACGAAGCCGTCTGATGTAACCTGAGTGACTGTTACCTCTCTTAAATATATTACATCGGAGCCATTGCCAGTAAAGTTGTTAAGTCCTCCATCTTGAAGAAATATTCTTAACTGACCAGCAGTATTAATTGTAGTTACATTACTTGCCGTTACTGTAACCCATTGGTCTTGTGCGGGAGTTGTGCTTGCAATGACTCCAATGCCACTAGCATCAGTAATGCGAAATGAATCAACCACTGAATTAGTAGAGGGTATAAATACCCTAGCTGAAAAATTAATTTTTTGATTTACTGGAAAAATAGCAGTTTTAAATCCTCTATGGGTGCCAGTTCCTGACCCTATGGCTAATCTTAGGTTGCTATCTAATCCTCCAATACCATCAATATTACCAGTTTCAGTAACGTCATCAAGTGAACCCCAACCATTCTCTCCAGCACTAAAGTCAGAAGTATATTTAGCGTAATCTTCATTCACCCAAGCCTCTAGCGTTCCATTAGATACCTCCTTGGCTAAGAAAATCCTATCCGCATCGTCACTAGAACGTCTTACTTCAACTACCTTGTTGTTACCTGCTTTGTCGTTGAGGTCACGTAGGCTGTAAGCCGCCGCCGCACCACCTACAAGTTTACTTAGTAGTGGACGAGATTCCCCTTTACGGTCTGAGGTAATTACTGGGGCTGTACGGTTTACTGTGAGGGTTTCTGTGCCTGCGACGCCAGTAATCGTTACGATGCCTGTATTAGCAGGCTTCCAAGGTCTGTCATCGGACTGTGTTCCATAATAGGTTACCGTGGGGTCACCATCACCAACATCTAGAAAATACCAGTCTGTGTAATCCCCTTCTGAGTTGTATCCTCCAGACTCAATTCGCCCATTACCTCCTTGTTGAAGCCAGATAGCCGCTGTACCCACGCCACTCGTAGTATATACTCCATCAAGGTCAGAGTGTCCTGCAACGGTTACTTGGATTGAGGTAGTGGAGTCTGTAAGTGGAAGCTCGTTAACCGCTCTACTTATATTCCTTACCCCCGCAAAACGACTTCGGTCAGGGATGGTAATCGTTCTGGTGCTTCCATCACCGTTAGTAACCGAAATCGTTTTTGAGGGCATAATTTAGTAGCTGATGTTTGCGCCAGAGCCAGATGAACCAGTGTTCATAGTTGGGCGACTTATTGTTAGCGAGGACGAACCACGTTTTTTTGCTTTTTGTCTCTTAAGAGCTGTGTTTTCTACCTTCTTAGCAGTCTTGGTAGGAGGAGGAGGGGGAGCGGGTGGTGGTACTGGGTCTGGGATTTTTGGTGAGCTACACATAGTTAAACCTTGGTTAGGATATTTTCGTTTTGGATTTTATTTTGTTCTATAAGAAAGCGGACTACAGAGCGTTGTCCGTAATAAAACACGAGCGCATTTTGCGAAGTGCCGTAATCAAAGTCATCCCGCAAGGGGAAAACTTCTTCTAACTTATTGATAAAATTAGACGAAACAGCAGGAAAAGCGTCATTGTTGTCCATATTAGTCCACCTCCTTCTTACGTTCCAGCATACCTAAAGCGATTGAACTGTAACCAATTAGGTCATTGAAGATGTCTGCTACAGTGTCTCCGTTAGTCTCCAAAGAGAGACCTCCGTTACAGAAAGCCTTGAGCCTCTGCATCTTATCGCCCATCCGAAGTGATAGTCCGATGAGTGGGTCTACCCCAAAGTCATCAGCTTCATCAAAGTTAGCGAACGGATTAGAGGTGAAGGAACCACCTGTGTAATCATCATTCTTCTTCTTGGTGAGCTTAGAGATACGCTTGAACTGCTCGGCTTGGAAAGCGAACCACCACTCCTTGTTGTGGGTAGCGTGAGCTTTGACACTCTCTTCTACTTCGTAGCTGATTGTTATACCGAGCCACTCCGCTAGAGCGTGTTCTGTCTTAGCTCCTTTGGAATACTCCCAGCCCTTCATCATATACATGTGTGATGCGGTTGCGATAATAGAAACGAGGTCAATCATAGCGCACTCACGTACGCACATCTCTCCTACTTCAATACCTAACTCAGCGGCGTGTGTCCTGCTCAATGCGGCAGGGTTGATAACTTCGAAGCCCTTCTCTTTCCATTTGAAAGAAGTAGCGTCGAAGGCAGGGAAGTTGTAGTCTTCAATGCCTGTCATTGGGCCAGCGATATAAACCGTCTGGTCACTTACATCTATTTTGTAGGGGGTTGCCATAATATAATTTTTCCGTCTTTGAAGTTTTCTGTTCTGAGTATGTAAGCAAGACGAGCAGTGAGGAGTGCGTCCTCTTCTGTCATATCTTTGCTTTCGTATATCTTAACGATGGCTTCCCAGTCCCATCCGTGTTTGTCTAAGAGCTTTACAGCGGTCTTAGGGCCAACACCTTTGAGTCCTTGGTATCCATCGGTAGCATCACCCATCAATGTCTGGATGAGGTGGTTCTTGTCTGCCTCTTCTTTTGTGAGGGTAACGAGTTCATCACGTAGGAAGTTGTACCAAGTGATGGGTAGCGTAGCGAAGTCCTTGTCACCGCTGAGAGCGATGGTGGTCTTAGGAGCTTGCGTACACATGATGCCGATGAGGTCATCAGCTTCCATATTGTCCTGCATCATAAACGTGTGACGCTTGCACATCTGTTTAATAAGCTCAGTTAAGGCTAAGGGCTTACGCTTGTTCTTGCGGTTGCCTTTGTAAGCAGGGAAGAGGTCGTAGCGGAAGTTAGTCTTAGGACTGAAGACTACGAAGTAATCCTCAGTGTTAAACTTCTTGCACATAGACTCAATGAAGTCGTCACAATAAGCGAGAGAAGCATTTACGTCCGTGTGTAACGTCCATACTGCGTCCTCCCATTTAGTCTCTACCTCGTTACTGAAGGCGGCTCGGTAGGCAAGCATATCACCATCTAGGAATAATGTTTTCATGTTAGTGTGTTTCTGACCAGTTAGCCCCAACGGAATACTCGCCATCTAACGGGCATTTGAAACCAAGGGTTTTACCTGCCTTGGCTAGTGCATCTACAAAACAACTTCCAAGAGCATCAGCATCAGCTTGGTCACAACTGAACTGAACCTCATCGTGGATATTGCCATGTAGTTCGTAGGGTTGAGTTGCCATCTCAGAGAACTCAACGAGTGCCTGCTTCATCACAACTGCGCCTGCTGATTGTAACAACAGGTTGAGCGCAGAGTGTGCCGAGCGACACGGTAGTTCACGTCCATCCAGACCTATTAGTTGGTTTGTCTGCTGTACCTTGTTAGCCACCGCCTCAGAGAGGTGACGGATAGCAGGAGTTTTGGACATGAAAGATTTCTTAAGTTGTTTGCCCTGCTTAGATGAGCCACCAACAATGGAGCCTATCTTGGCATCGCCTGCTCCGTAGAGGAAGGCATAGATGAATGTCTTAGCTTGGTCACGGGTCTCTAGCCCTGCCGCTTTCTGGTTAGCAGAGTGTATGTCACCTGTAAGGATTTCTTTAGCATAAGCTCCGCTGTCCCATCCGTGTAAGTAGTGAGCAAGGCAACGTAGTTCTAAGCCAGAGGCGTCAGCACCCACGAGTACCTTACCTTCTGGAGCAGTAAAACAAGACCGACACTCTGTACCATAAGGAGCACGTCCTGCTGGCACTTGGGCTACGTTAGGTTGTGAGTGTGTACAACGTCCAGAGATAGCACCGTTGGTGTTTACCCTGCCGTGTATACGTCCATCGTTGTATAGCTTAAGCCACGCTTGGTTGCCCTCCGCTACTTGTCCTAGACGTTTGGATACAAGCAGATACTCTAACAGCTTGAGAGCGTTGGGAGTGCCTATCTCTCTCAATACAGGCTCATCAATCTTAGGGCGCTTGCCATCAAATGCGGCAGGCTTCCATCCTTCAGCCATCAACCGCTCGCATATCTGGTCACGGGAGTTAGGGTTAAAGGGAACCTCTTTGGTGCGGCGTGGGCCTTTGATGATTTCCTTGGGCTTCCATCCAGACTCAACAAGCTCCTTCTTTGTCTTTGCTTGTTCTCCGTTAGGAGCTATCCACCAGTGGCTTTTCATTAGCTCCACGCTAGACCCAAAAGACTTAGCGAGGTCGTCACCTAGTTCCGCACGGCGAACCATGAGGTCAGAGGTAAGCTTCTCAGCCGCTTTGATATCGAATGGGAAGCCATTCCACTCCTGCCTACGCATAAGCTTAGCGAACTTATGTTCAAGCGTAAGCATACGAAGGTCAGGTTTCTTTTTAAGAAAGTAATCATACAAGCGGTAGGTCACGTAGGTGTCCTGCTTGCAATACTCAATCATTTCTGGAGTACACGTAGTCCAGTCCTCGGTCTCGCCGTGGTCATCCTTGAATACGCCAACGCGCTTACCCCAAGCCTTCAGACTGTGTGAGCCGCAAAGCTCTTTAGGGAAGTCTTCGCGTTGGTAGTCGGTAGCTCGGATGTCAGGAAACATACAACGAGCCATGACTGCCGTATCCAAAACCATAGGGTGCTGGAAGCCGTACTTCTTGTACAAGGCTGGGTAGTCAAAGCCGATAGAGTTGTGTCCTACAATGGCGTCATACTTCTGTAGGCTTTTAAGTCCTGTAAGTACGGAGTCACCAGAGAACGCAATCGTCCCCGTGTCGTCGTGTATGGCGATACAATGAACGGTCTCAAGGTCAGACAGTTTTGTCCAGTCCTCAATGGCGTTCGTTTCTATATCGAAAAATGCTATGCTATTCATTTGTTGGTATCAGTGTGGTTAGTGGGAGCAGGATGCCCCGTGATGTGTTATTGTCTCCTCCTCTGACGTCCCTCTTTGTTTTCTTGAGGGGCTCAATAAGTTTTTTGAGGTCTACAGTCGGAATGAAGATGATTAGGTTTTCTACAACGAAGCAGTAATAATCCGCTTCGGAACGGTCTACGCCAGAGACTTTACCTCTGGACATATACTCAACAAAAACATTGCCCGTCTTCTTGGCAAGCATATCTTTTTTAATTTCTATTTTCTTTTCAGATAGCAATTCACCAATCTCTTTCTCAGCTATTTGTCCTACTTCAAGGTCGTGTCGAAAGTTTGAGCAATATTTCATATATTAGAAGGGGTTCTCGCTATAATGCTCTTCAGACATCAAGCCAGTCGTGGGGTTGTAGTTGAGGGAGCAGGCGATACCTGTTTCCCCAGAGAATCTATTCTTAAGAACACGAACGATTGTCTTATTCTTGTTGTCTGGACACTGACCATTACGCTCAAGCCCACAACAAATGTCGGAGAGTTGTGCGATAGCGGCAGAGCCACGGAGTTGTGCTAGGCTAGTGCTTGCGCCTTCCTCGTGTCCCTTACCTTCTGGGCGCTTAAGGTGGCTAACTAGAATCATTCCAATGTTAGTTTCTTCAACAAGTGAACGTAGCTTCGTCATAGTGTTGTCGATTAACCTGCGTTCATCTCCGTCACCTAAACCAGAAACGATAATACTAAGGTGGTCGAGAACAACGTATTCGACGTCCATAACCTTAGCCATGTATCGGATGTGTCCTAGGAGATTGTCGCTCTCCATCGAGCCCCAGTGGTCATACAGGAAGCAACGACCAGAACCTACAGTATTTTTGAAGGCTTCATTGTATTCATCCGTAGCTTGGAACTCTGGGTCGAGGTGTATAAGCTTCTTCATCTCAAGACCGATGATGGAGTTAGCAGTGCGCTCAAGGGATTCCTCAAGGGCTATGTAGCCTACCTTGTGGTCAGTCTTGAGAAGGTTGTGTGCAATAATTTTACAGACGTGGGACTTGCCTACCCCAGACCCCGCCGCGAAAGTTACAATCTCTCCACGGCGAAGACCATGTGTAAGACGATTTAAACCACGGAAAGGATAATCAACGGACTGATTGTTCTTGGGAGTAGTAAGGCGTTCATAGAGGTCAACGCCGTCCGTTATAGCATCAGGTTTCCACGGCTTAGCGTCCCACATAGCACGAACAATGTCGTTCTTGCGGTTAGCCATTAGCAACTCGTTAGCATCCTTCATAGGCAGGCGAGCTATCTTAGTCTTACCTGCTGGCAGTAGATGACTGACTTCCTCTGATGCCTTACGTCCCTGTTCATCTTCATCGAACATCAACACCACTGTCTCAAACTGGTCGAGCCAAGGGAACTGTGCTTTGAATATAGACTTAGCTGACTGTGCGCCGCTTGGTAGAGATACTACAGGCCATTTACCATCGCCGTTAGCCATCGCTACAGATAGGCAGTCAACCTCTCCCTCCGTTACAACGAGCATACGACCTCCA